GATATTTTTTATATTTAAGAGTGGAAAAGTGCAACGTTTCTGTTGCCAGGTACGTTGCCAACCCCGTTAGCCTAACGAATTAGGCCGCAAGTGCTAGATTTTCATCTGCATTTATTGAATGACCCGATACGGTGGTATCATGCCGGATATCTACTCTTACCTTTAACATTATACGTCGATCCTATATCACCCCCATCATAAACACATCGTGTCCGCCTTACTCGCCCGGCGCCTCATAGGCCTCAGGTAACTGCGATGTGTTTATGGTGGAGGTGCAGGGTACTGCCCCCTGGTCCGTTATAACTTATATGACAAGTATCAACAACATCATGTATATTTAAACACACTTTGTAATATATGTCAACTAGAATGATGGAAACGTGCTACCTGGTTTGCCTTTTAGTATTGATACAATACCTGCTCCTGCAATAAATGTTTCTAACAAATATGCTAGGCATGGATCTTGTCTTAAAAGATCAAGTAGTGCCGCAAAGGCTTTTTGTTTTAATGATGCCAAGGTATAACCTATATTACCAATATCATTTAATACTAGTCCAATTAGTTGTTTAACAAGATTTAATATGCCTGTAAGAAAACTTAATAGTCCTACTGCTGATGCAATAGCGGCCAATATTTTTGCTAGTATGGCGCCTGCTTTGTATATAGCACCAAATATACCTTCAACTGCCGCACATGGTCCTTCTGTGAATCTTCTTTGATTGGCATTCATGGCATAGTTCATTCTGTTCATTGCTGAAGACATTGCTAACATTTCTGACACTCCAGGTATAACATCCATAGTAGGTGCTTGAAAATTGACACCACCAATTAAGTTCCAAGGATTTGAAGTAAGGTTATCGATGTTCATTCCAGATTGTCTATTTGTCATAAACGTAAAATCTTTCATACCATCTTCAATTACTCTCATATTGTCAAGCTCTTGTGCTGTTAGGTTTCTGCCTATTTCAGCAACATAACCATTAGCATCTATTTTTGCTTTTTGTGAATTGATTGCATTGGCTATTTCTTTGATTGATGCATCGTGTGGATTTTGCATACCGGCGTAAGCTGTTGACGTATTTCCAAATGGATCAACGTGATTTGTTTGTTGTAATAGACCACCATTTAATAATAATTTTTGTACATCAGTTAATTGATCAATATTAGGATCAATGTTTGGTGGTGATGAACCTAGTCCCGAACCTGACAGTATTGTTGGATCTACCATGATATTTCCTTTATGCGTACCTATTAATTATGTTGTTTAATTGTTCTCTAGTATTTATATCCCTTATTAAATCATATTTTTTGTAGTCAATTACTTTAGATTTTACTGTTATTTGTGCTTGTGATTTTCCATAAGGTTTTATAGACATTGTAGTATTATTATCTAAACTTGTTTCTGCCATGAACCTTCCAGGCAAATAATTTAATCCAACACTTTCAGCTATCGATTGAAACTCTGCAGGTGTTGTGTGTGCATCAAATAATTTAGTACTTAGACTATATGTCTTTTCTTCTAGATCTTGATCTTCACAAGGATTAATTTTCTTTTTACCAAATAATTTCTGTAGTGTTTCATGATCTGCAACATGAGTTGTTACCTTTGTTTGTTCTTCAACTAGTTCAACTACAATCTGATTACGTGGGTCAGCTGTTCCTTGTATCGATAGAAAGAAATTTCTAAAGTCCCATAGTTTATCTGCTACTGGAGGTTCTGTTGTACCATAAACTGCTTTTGGTGTAGACGTTATTACTGTGTCTGGATCAAATTGTGGATTTTTATAACCTTTAGCTGATAAGGCCAAACCACCACCCATTGAATATCTAATAAACATAAATTCAGGATTTGTTTTTATTTTCATTGCACCCATTGATAGTTCTATATATTGTGCTTTCAGTATACCATGAGCCTCAGCATCAATTGAACCATCTGCTTTTACTATTCCTCTTTTGATTGCTTCTTCTTTAAACTCTGGTCCACCAAATGTCATGTTAGCTTCACCTGACGAAAGTTGTGTTGTGTCCGTTGAATTACCTCCAAGGCCTTTAAATGCTACACCTGGCCCTGAGTTTACTTTGTTGTATAATTCAGGATTACAATTTCTTGAAACTTTGTGTGCTGGACTATCTAGATAATCTTCTGCATCTTTTTTATTGAATATTCCTGGTATACCTAATGCTTGTAATTCTGCTACTGATTGTTCTTGTTGTTCCTGAAATAACTGGGTATTACGAGCTAGAGATTTTGCCATTCCTGATGTTCCTTGACCAACAGCAATCGCAACACCAATATTTGACATAGTAGCCGCTACTGGAGGTATTGCAACATCGCCAGCAAATACATTTGGACTACCAGATGCTACAGCGATACCACAAGAATATGGATCACCTATTCTACCAACTTGTTGAAAATTTGACATCACTGTTGCGGCACCCGATGCCAAAGGTGTTACATGAGGTACACATAAAATATATCCGTGTGGTGTGTTTACATCACCCACTCTATGTACTGGTATCATGTTGGCAAATACATTTGAAGATCCTGTAGCACAGGCTCCTGGCCCACACGGTGGGTGATTAGTATTTGTATCGCCAATACGAGCTACTGGTATTGTCATAATTAAACTCCTACATAATATTTAGTGTAGGAATTATATTATGTTATAATGCCGGGCTTTTTTGCTGATAATATTTTAGATGTGCTTGATGTATACTGATCGTTAGTCTGCTTACTTGACTTCATCATCATCAAAATGTCATCACTCTTAAATGTAAAAGGTTGTTCAAAATCAGCTGACAACATATATGGTTGAAACGTCAAACCATTTGGTGCCATTACAAGGCTAAATGGTTTACTAACTGTAACATCACCGCCACCTGCATCGCTAACATACTTTGCAACAATCTCTTCACCATTTCTTAACTTGAGAGAAATGATATCATCTTTTTCGTGTTTTTCAATTAACATATTTTACTTTCTTTTTCCTGGACGACCTGTTCTTAGATCAAGTCTTCCTTTTCTTTTTGCTTTGTGTTTTGTCTTTCTTTTTTGTCTACGTTCTTCTGTAAAAGTCTTTTTCAATTCTTGTACAATATGATTGTGGCTCATTATAATTTAAAATCATCATATACTTCTTCGCTGGCATCTTGTTTGATACCACCAATAATATATGATTCAACTTCAGTTTCTTGTGGAGCAATCTGCATACCTTTAGATGACAACCAGTGCTGTGTCCATGGTAAAGGATTTTGTGAAGCAGATACATCATAAATTGGATCAAAACCTAATGCTCTTAATCTTTTGTTTGCAATCCATTCTACATAGTCACCTAGTAACTTTTCATTTAAACCAATAATAGTTCCATCTTTCATTAAATGTCTTGCCCATGCTTTTTCTTCTTCTACTGAACTTTTAAACATTTCAATAACTTCTTTATCACATTCCTTGGCAATCTTTTTCATGTCTTTTTCATCACCGTTTTGCCAATTCTTAATAACCTGTGTTGACAAGTTCAAGTGTGTTGCTTCATCACGTGCAATGAGTGAAATAATTTTTGCAGAACCTTCCATTAGTTTTAATTCACCAAATGCAAATGTACAAGCAAATGATACATAGAATCTCAAACCTTCTAAGATGTTTACATTAACCATTGCAAGATAAAGTTTTTTCTTAACATCAAGAATATCACCTTTACCTTTTACAAAATAGTTTTCAGCGGCTGAACCAAATGCATCATAATTTTTTGTAACTGATACTGCTCTCTTTAAAATTTCTTCATCATTTAAAATTGTATCAAATACTTCTGATGGATCAGCATACACATTTTTTATTATGTGTGTATATGAACGTGAATGTATTGTTTCAAAGAAATCCCAAGTTACAATACAGCCTTCTAATTCTGGATTTGAAACATATGGCAAAAACATTAAACTTGGTCCTCGACCTTGTACACTATCCAATAGTGTTTGATATTTTAAGTTTGATGTAAAAATATGTTTTTGCTCTGGACGAAATTTAGAATAATCTGACCTATCTTTTTGTAACGATACTTCTTCAGGTCTCCAAAAATAACCTAGCATTGTTTGATTTAATTTATCTAATGCAGGATATTTAAACACGTCATATCTTTGTACAGATTGATCCTCACCAAAGAACATTGGTTCTTTAGTAAAGTCTATGTCTTCTCTATTAAATACTGTCTTCAATTTTAGTTCCTCTTTTAAATTGCACAGGCATCGCAATCAGCACCGTCCTGATCACTTAACTTGTCGATTTCTTGTTTATTAATAATAACAGCTTGTTCCTTTGTTGCCAAAGAATCATTTTCCAAGTCTGTCATATCTTCTGATTTAAAGTCATACGTATTTTGATAGTATGACGTTTTCCATCCATATTTATACGTATTCAAGAAATCCGTAATGATTGTACTCATAGGAACTTCATTGTTTTCGTATTGGGTAGGATTATACGACCAATTACCCGAAATTGCTTGATCAAAGAACTTCTGCATAGCCGCAATAACTTTAATATAGCCTTCATTTCCTGGCATATCCCAAAGTAATGTGTAATCATTTTTTAGTGTTTTATATTGAGGAACAATTTGTTTTAGTGGACCTTTTTTACTTTTCTTAACTGATAGTAATGCTCTTGGTGGTTCAATACCATTTGTTTCATTACTAACAACGGAAGAACTTTCTGATGGCATCTGTGCTGACAACGTAGAATGTCTCATTCCATATTTTGATACTTCACTTTTTAGCCAATCCCAGTCGTAATTTAATTTTGTTGGACAGAATTCATCTATCTCTGTTTTGTAAGTATCAATTGGCATAATGCCTTTTGCATATTTTGTTCTGTGGAATAACTCACACTTGCCTTTTTCTTTTGCAAGATTCATTGATGCTTTAACTAGATAAAACTGAAATGCTTCTGATAATTCATGTACATACTTAACTGCATTTTTGTGATGATACTTAACACCTTTTTTTGCTAAAAAGTGTGCAAGTCCAATATAGCCAACTCCTAATGAACGTCTAGCTTTTGTAGATACTTCAGCCGCTTTCACAGGATATTGCTGATAGTCAATAATTTCATCTAATGCTCTTACAGCCAGATCACATAAGTTTTCTAAATTATCAAGTTCATTTAATGTACCAACATTAATGGCGGAAAGAATACAAAGTGCAATCTCACCATCCTGATCATCAATATGTTGAATAGGTTTTGTTGGTAATGTAATTTCTTGACATAAGTTTGACATATTTACTTGATCTTGAAATGAACTATGTGTGTTTGCATGATCAATATTCATAATATAGATACGTCCTGTTTCTGCTCTTTCTCTTAACATACTGTTAATCAAAGTTCTAGCATTAACTTGTTTCTGTGGAATATCACCATCATCTTCATATTTTTTGTAAAGTTTATCAAATTCTTCAGTACCCATAGCATCGTACAAGCCTGGAACATCATGCGGAGAGAAAAGAGTTATATGACTGTTTTTAAGATATCTTTCATAAAAGATTTTACTCATTGCAATCGAATAATCTAATTTTCTTACTCTGTTATCTTCTGTACCTTTGTTGTTTTTTAATACAAGAATGTCTTCAATCTCTTGATGCCAAATAGGGAAATGGACAGTAGCACAGCCACCACGTACTCCATTTTGTGTACACGATCTTACTGTTGATTCAAACTTCTTTAGAAATGGGACAACACCAGTATGGGCTACTTCGCCACCCCTAATTTTAGAATTCAATCCTCTAATACGTCCAGCATTGATTCCAATACCTGCTCTTTGAGCCGTATATCTACCAACAGCCATATCACTAGAAAAAATTGAATCAAGTGTGTCGTCAACTTCTACAAGTACACAAGATGCAAATTGTCTAATAGGTGTTCTTACACCTGCCATTACTGGAGTAGGAATATTAATTTTAAATTGTGAAACAGCGTCGTAGTATTTTTTGATATAATTCATTCTTACATCACGTGGGTACTGAGAAAATAATGTTGCCGCGATCATCATGTACATATATTGCGGTGTTTCATAAATGTCACCTGTACTTCTATCTTGTACTAGATACTTGTCAACAATTTGTCTGATGCCTGCGTATGTAAAATTCATATCTCTATTATGCTTAATAAAGTTATCCATTTTTGCAAACTCATCATCAGTATACCATTGTGTGATATTAGGATCGTATACACCACGTTCTATATTTCTTGCAATAAAATATCTCATTGGTACGTGATTTTCAACTGGTAGATACTTTCCAAAAACTTGTTTATGTAAAGAAAACAAAAGTAGTCGAGCCGCTACATATTGGTAATTAGGATTATCTAAAGTGATTAGATCATTTGCCGATCGAACTAATACTTCTTGTATGGTACTTGTTGTCATACCGTCAGCAAATTGTAATCCTGAATTCATTTCTACTTGTGATGATGATACACCCGATAAGCCATCGCAAGCCGCTTCTGTCATTTTGTGGATTTTTGTAATATTCAACGGTTCTTTGCGACCGTCTCTCTTAACTATCATTATATTTTCGTCTGATTTATTCATTGTCGTTTTCCTACTACTATTATTCTCTGTTTCTAAATCTATTCTAGCCAAGATATTTAATCCTTACTTTACAACAATAAAATATTGTTTAAAGTTTGTCAACAAAAATCATATAACAAAAACGAAAAAATTTCCACACCAGTGTATAGCCTGTTGATAGGTATACTATAAGTTGTATGAAATCCAACGAGATACTTTGTATTTTACAGAAATATCTTCGCCGGTTGATGCATCGCTAGTATTATTAGCGGTTACAATAATTTTTCCTGAAGTAACAGAAGGGGTATTAAATGTAAGTGTTGTTGCAGTAGGACCTGCTTCAACATAATCATCTCTTATTTTTGCAACGCCAAGCGATGTGGTTACAATTACTAATCTTCCTGCTCTCACTTTTTCTGTTGACCCACCTGTTTGACCTTGGTGTGCTGAATAGTCAACATACAAAACATTTGACTCGGTAATATCTTCTGATACTACTGTGACATTGTTTGTTCCTTTTGTTATTGTCGCTTCATTTAGTTCTGTTAGTAAAACATTTGTTGACGCGGCTGGTAGTGTGTCTTCTGTGAATATAAGTGCATTTGATTTTACAAACGCAAACTCTTTTGTTCCTTTCACATTACCAACAAATTGCACCATGTCTGATGCCTGTGTTGGTGTGTCTAAATCTATTGTTAATCCTGAATCAACTATTACATTAGGTGTTGATCCACCTCTTAAATTAAGAGAACCCGGATATCCTAGTAATGATCCAAACGTATCACCTTGTGCTGGATTAAATGATGCATTGCCAGATGGTCTAGACATTGCTTCAATTGAATCTATTCCAGTTGGTTGTGTCTTTAACATTGATGACCATTCATCAGAATACAATGTTGATGCACCTGATCCATAATCAACAAAACCAACACCTGTAGTGAAATCTACAAATAATCTGTTTCTATCTTCTGCTAATGGTGTAAAGACTGCATTTGATATTGTTGCTAAACCGGTTGTGGTATTTGTTACTGTTTCATTAATACCACCTTGTGAAAACTGTATCGAACTTGTTACTGTTATTGTTACAGTATCTCCTGTTGTAGCTGTTTGTGGTTCAATTGATTCAACAATACCGGTAGCACCTGATGTTCCGCCAGTGACAGTATTACCTGCTTGAAAGGCTGGTGCACCACCTGGTATAGTAGAACCACCTATGATACCTGTAAGCTGACCTTTTCCTGAGTAACCACTAGTATCACCAAATTTCAAACTTACTGAGTTTGTACCTGTATCTCTATTCCAAAGATACCCAGTATCTGCTTGTGAAGTTTGTGCAATTCTGTTTACAATATCAGTTGCTACTTCTGACAATGTCCATGGTACAATAATAATTTTTGAGCCGGCCTCTGGTGCTGAATTAAGTGCTATCGTGAAATTTTGATTTGCATTGTGTTGAGTTACAGTAAACCCATTTGCACCTGAATCGTCTGGTATTAATTTTGTAGGTTTACCAAATACAAACTTTGTAACTGAATAAAATTCAGATGTAAAACTATCTTTACCTGCAACATCATTTACGCCTACTACTCTATATGGATTAGTAAGTTTAACTCCTGTTGCTTTATCTGTTGTTGTTACTGCTAATGTACTTGTATTTGATAGTATTTGTTTACCTGTTAGTGTATCTGAATCTTGATTAACACCGTCGCCATCTAAAACTACAATATTTCTAAGTTTAAAAAATAAAAGATTACCATCAATTATACTTTGTACATTATTCTGTGCATCTGGGAAGTTTTTTACTTGTACTTTAGATGCTAAACCTGATTGGTTTCCTACACCTACAAATACTTCTCTTGTGTCTAATGCTACACCAATTTCACCTTCTGCAAGTGGTTGTGGTAAATTAGCTCTTAAACCTCTTCTATTTTTTAATCTTACAAATTTGATTGCCACGTGAATACTCCATTAACTAGTAGTATTTATAATTTTATAATATTCTTCCACCTTGTCTAGCCATAAGTCTATATACTTTTCAAACTCGGCACCCTGTACAAGAAACTCTTGATATTTATTATCGTGGGTTATAATAAAAATTAATCCAGCATTTATACTAGATCCATACATTTCATTGTGTGCTAGGGCATAAGCGGCACATTGCATAAAGTAATCATCAATCCATTCTCTTTTCTTGAATTTTCTAGAAGTTTTAAAATCACCAATTACAGGAGTACCTTTGTATTGACAAATTAAATCGGCTGTACCTGCATATAATCCTGGAAACATCAATGGTTGTTCAATACCCCAGACTTCATCAACATTGGCCATACCTTTTTCAATAATAGTGTCACTTAATTGTTTTGCTTGTACACGAACTTGATTAGTTCCACCTGGCCTTTCTGTTCCTTCAATGTAACATTCTAAATGTTGGTGCATCAAAGAACCTAAGCTGGCCGCTTCTGTTACAATACGTTGTGCTTCAACTTTGCCTACTCTTCTTTTCCACTCATTAAGTGCTGTCATATCTTTGGTCATACCAAGAATAGTTGTTACTGAGGGGAGTGCCTGAGCTGTGTTTGAATCTATATAATGACGTTTGCCATCTATAACTTTACGGGCAAGTTTTTTGTATTCGTACTTTGGATTTAATAATGACAAATTGACTTCCTATTAAGAACTTAGATTTTTAGTGCCAAAATCGGTCATGTAGTCTTTGCCTTTGTCTTGAATATCTTTGACGCCTTTTCTCATTGCGTCGACTACATCAACACCAGGAGTATCTTTTTTCATCTTGGTGTTTGCTTTTTTGGCTAATGTGTTTACTTTCTTCATGTTCTTAATAGTAGCATCTTTTGAGTACTTTGTCAAACCTGGATTTAAAGATTTTAGAGTTATATTTCCATTTGGATCAATTCTATCAATTTCTTGAAAATCTTTGGCGTAAGAGGCAAAGTTACTTGGGGTAAAACCTTTGTTAGTTTGTGCATTTAGAAATCTAACAAATTCTTCAGTTGAAAATTCACTGCCTTTTTTTGATTGAAAAATTTTTAACGCACCTTCTATTGATGCGACTAGTTTTGGATCTCTTTGCGATACTAACTCGAAAAGTTTCATTACGACTTCATCTTTCTGCCTAGCGGGTCATCAGTTGGACCACTAGCAGAATCATCGCCGCCTGTTGGATCTTCCGCTGGTGTGTCATTTAGCGGATCCGGTAAATCAGTTTGTGGTTCATCAGTTGCCATATCACCTGTTGGCATATCACCCATATCTTGCATTGGTGCTTCACCTTGAACTCCAAGTACTGCATTATTCACTGTTTCTTTTGCTTGTTTAATTTGATCTAGTAATGGAGCAATAGCACCATCTACGTTAGCTTTGAATTGAGCGGCTTGATCTGCGCCAAACTCATAAACCATCTGATCAACAATGGCACTTAATCTTTCATTTTGTAGTTCTGACAATTCAGCTACCATGTCTTGTAGTTCATCGACAAGCGATCTTGCCGCTAGTACTGTTTCTGCTTTTTCTAAATCTTGTTCAATTAAATGTTTTAAATCTGTATAAATTGTTTTTTCAGCTAATGATTTTCTTACTTCCATAACTTTTTTGTTTAGTGATTCAATTTTTGCCATCTTAGTTGATGACATTGGTTTTTTCATTGCTTCTTTAATTCTATTTTCAAAAGCTCTTATTTCTTTTACTTTATCTGCTGGGCTCATTGGCTTGGAAGATACTGCCATGCCGCCTGCTGTTGTTGTTTCCATAGGTGCTCCCATTGGTTTCATTGCCACCACTGCTGGTTGTTCTTCTTTATCGTCATCGCAACCACACTCTTTTTCCATGTCTTCTATATTGTCCATGCCGTCCATTGGAAGTGCTTTGATCATTAATACTACTGCTTCTGATAATAGTAAATTTGCTGTGTATCTAGCATCTTTGTGATATGTGTTAAAAGGTAACGAAGCAATAATTGATTCTCTTCTTACTTGAAGATCAGCTTTTAATTGTTCTAATTTTTGAGCGTCTTTAAGATCATAAGGAGTAAAACCGTAGTTCTTTGTTAAGGTTTCTACTACCTTATCTCTAGCCATTGCAGGTGTTTTGTTAAATTCTGTAAGTTTCATATTGCTACTTTCCTTATCTATATTTATATTTATATAAAAAATGTCATTTTTATTAAATACGATTTAACGGCCCACCCCACTTATTATTAATATCATCAAAATAATGATGAATATCGGCTCTGATTTGTCCTAGTTTGTCAGTGTGATCGTCTAGTCTATTTTCTAAAAATCCTATATCTTGCTCGTTGTCAGTAGCTCTAGCTGTTGCTAGTTTAGATTTTGCTGATCGTATATCCTGCATTTTTGATAGATATACTGCGTGTTTTTGCAAGAAAAACTCAATATCTCGTTCACGTGTATTTGGATCACTATATAATTTTGTAACAATACAAAATGCAATTTCGTACAATTTTAAGTTTTTTATAATTGTTTTTTGAGTTTTTAAGTTAATAACATCATATGATCTTTCATCATTTTGTGGTGCACCATTGTTGATTTTAATCAAATATCCACCTACTCTTACACCAGTTTTAGTACGTTGTGTATCGATAGCTTGATTGAATACTGGATCAGATGAGTTGTTAATAATTGCTTGAGCAAATGTAGTTTGTGCTTTTTTGTTTTTATCAAACTTCTTAAGATTAGATGCTGTTTTTTTATTAAGTTTCTTTTCGTTCTTTTGCTTTTGTCTATGCTCAGTAATTTCTCTTTTACGTGCTTCTTCCATTGCTTGATCTGTTGCATCTACATAAGCATATTGACTAGGAACATCAGGTCCCCATTTTGATACTGTATCATAGAATCTACGATGTTCTGTAATTTCTCTAGTAGATAATTTGCTTAATCTATCTTTTAGATCGTCAGAACTACGTTGAGGCTGTTTTACAGCCTCAACTCTACGATCAGGTCTCCTACGTCTACGTAGGAATTTACTTTTTCCGTATTTTGTCATATCTGTTTTCTTTATATTCGTTTATGTTTGGCCTTTTGATTTTGCCTGTTGCATTAACGAAGGTATTATTTGCATAGGATTAATATCTGTTTTTGTTGTCTTTGCCGGCTGAGCTGGTGACTTTGTAGTTACCTGTGCTTTGTTCGGATTCGTAACATTAACCTCATGCTCTTCACCACTATCGGTTGTTATTTTAAATTTTTGTTCAAGTAGTGCGATGTTGTTTGTATTTAGTGCTGAAGTTACATCCATGTAATCCTTCAACGTAAATGTTTTTAATTGTTCTTCAATTGTATCTGTTTCAACAGTTAATACTTTCTTTAAAGAATCTAACAATCCTTCATTAACATCAACTGTTCTAATTATATCATCTTTTATAGTCATTATCTTCTTCTATTCATTCTAGCAATAATTCTACTTGCTGGGTTAAATCTTTTTGTTCTCATTGCTTTTCTAACCATTCTTTTACCTAGTCTTGCTTTTGTCTTCTTTAGAATAAATCTTTTCTTAATGTCTAAAGGTTGTCCGCATACAGATGGATTAGCAACAATTCTTCCTTTTTTTCTGCCGTAAGTACATCTGTACTTTTTAACTACCTTTGTACCTTTACGACCAAATATTAGTTTGGCTTCATCTAAACCAATACTCAAAACATCAGCAACCAACATTATGTTCTCATGCCTTTTAATGCTGTGTTTAATCTTTTTACTCTTTTTGACATTGGATCATATTTTTTAGTAATCTGTGCTCTACGTGTCATTCTTGTATTTGACTTTCTTCTTGTTTTTTTCATTCTATATGATCTTTTTACATCTAATGGTTTTGTACAAGTTGATGGATCTGCAACAATCCTGCCTTTTCTTGGTCCTGAACTACATCTAAATCTTTTCTTGATACCACCTGATTTGCCATGTGCTTGTGACCTTCCATAGATCTGTTTTAATTCTTGAAGTGTTCCTTCAAAAACTATCTTGCTACTTGGACCAGTAATATCTAAGACTTCTGTAATTTTCATTATAAACCTTTTGCAATAATTGTAAACAATGTACCTAGTAGTGTAATAAAGAGAGTACCCATACTCCAAAATATTACTCTTTCTAACTTGGTAAATTTATCATCTAATTCTGTTTCAAGTTTAGTTATTTCTTGATCAACTTTGTTAAATCTAGAATTAATTTCATCATGTCTTTCACGTGAAATAGCCACGTGTGCTTCAAGACTTTCAAATTCAATCGCGGCTGGATTTGAGCTAATATAACTCTTTTGGTGTACCGCTTGTTTTTGATCTTCGTCTGCCATTTACATTCTCTCCGTATGCATTATTTCAGTATTAATACTACTATTTAATGTATTTACTTCTCCGCCTTCTAAAACAGTACCATCAAGTGTGTCAACTAACACACCTACAGGATTTTCATGTTTTTTAAAGCAATCTAGTGTAGTTACACCAAATTTAAAGCTATAGCCTTCTCCTTTTAAATTAGATGTATAATCTTGTAGTTTTTTTACTACTGTAGGATTATTTCTAATTGCTATACTATGATATTTCTCTATCATTACCATTATAGATTCAAAATCTTTTTGGCTGGTATCTTCATAATTATCAGTTGCTTTTATATTTATTTTTGTGTACAAAGTATATATTTCTAAATTCTTAGAAAAACTTTTTAAACTTTTAGATTTAGGTAAGTTTAATAATACTGACATGATTAGCTCTTTAAATTTCTAGTTTTAAAATCAACTTTTTGTTGCCACTTTTTATCTCTCACTAATTTGTAACCAGCATATCCACCAATTAGTGCGGCTCCTACTGCTACTGCTGGTGACATTTTTTGTTGATCTTTTACTTTGTCTTCTAGTCTTCTTTCTCTAGACATCTGTTGTAAATGTATTAATAATTCTGACCTTGGTGAAGCTGATCTTAGGTACTGCATTGTTCTCACAACAACCATTGCTTTTTCTCTTGACTTTAAAATAGGAAAATCGGCTGTTAGTCTTCTTATAGCTCTCAATGAACTGTCATCAATCATTAACATTCGAGAAACTCTCATTAAGTATCTGCTCAATGATCTCTGATTTACACCATTTGAAACAATATAGTTTAAAAATTCTTTCAGATAAACTGTATTAATTTGTAATCTTTTTTGAAATACTTTACTGTTTTCTTCATCAGCAAATCTAATTACTGATCCTGTACCTGCCAGTGCATGAAGTAAAATATATAAGTCTGTACCATTATTTCTAAAGTAATCAAAGTTTCCATATGAAGCTGTTCTATAAGCATACCTTGAAGCAATATTGGCATACTTGTATTCATAATTTAAAATTACTAATGCACAGAGTTCAGCAAATGCAAGATCGGCCGCACCTTTGGCCGAATACTTACTTACTGATTTTCTATTTCTAAATTGTCTACTTTCAGACAAGTCATTTAATAAATTTAAATTTAATTCTAAATCTTCTTTATTGAAATTTTTTCTTGAAAAATCTAATCTATCTACAATTTTAACTGCGTTACCAATACGATCAACTGCAACAAAACCTTCTGGGTCACTAACTTTTAACTCACCGTCAACTTCATCAAAAGTATCTATGGCTTTTATATTTCTTATTTTTTGATAGATAGCATTTTTAATTGCACCTAACTTTAACCACATTGAATAAAAACTTTGTAAGTTCTGATTGTTAGTATCTAAAAACTGTAGCCCTTGCTCAAGTGCGGCTAATTTTCTTTGTCCTGCAGGACCTTCTGGACCTGTTTTTAATTTTGCTATTGCATCATTGGCTCTTCGTTTGTAATCTTCTACAAATGAATTATAAAATTTTGTAGGATCTTGTTCAATAACACCTTGCTTAATATTATTGTTCATGTTTGCGGCAATAATATCTTTTAAATTTTTACCAGCTTCAGTACTATCTAAAAATTGAAATGCATTACCAATTGATTTATAATAAGTGTTTGCTTGTTCAATTGATGTTTTTACTTGTTTGTATTCTTGTTCTGTAAAATTAACCATTCCTGAAACATCTTTGATATATGCATCATCAAACCAAACATCTGGTGTTGGTGTAAGATCTGATAAATCAATATTAAAAGATGCATTCATATCTTCTAAACTTTCGCCTTCATATTTTGTATGAAATACAATACCAACTTTTGCTGACATCATTTTTTTTGCTAAATCAGAATCAGATGGTACTGCGTATGTAAGTAGTTGTGGCTTAAATGTAATATAAGATTTACCTTCAAAACTTTTTGTTTGTATATCACCTTGTGTAAACATTAAGTCGCCTTGTAATACTCCTTTAATGTTTAACTTTTTTAAATGTTCATATGCTAGTTTTAATTTTGCTCTTAAACCACTTTTATCTTTAAGCTCATCACCTTGTTTTTGATCAGCATGATTTGTTTCAACATCATCAATTGATTTGTTTAATTTTGGATTTTTGTTGAATACTCCTTTTGTACCTACAAAGAATTCGCCATCTTTAGGATCAGTACCACAAATTATTGCAGGTGAACCATCCCATTTTGTTGTAATATTAATTTTTTTATTTGAGTGACCTTTTAGCATATCTGCTAAAGAGTTTAAAGTTTGAATGGCATCTGCGGCACCTGGTTTACCTTTAAACAAACTGAGGTCTTCTAGGTGAGTAAGATGTGTATTAAGATCTTCTTTAATATGATCTAGTTCATTAATCTTCATGCTTATCTACCTTACGTATACCTCTTTCAAACTTGTTTGGATCACCAGATTTAATACTGTTAAGTAATCTTCTAGTAAGATCATTAGCAATATCTTCGCTAAAATTTTCATTAATTAGATTCACCAAATTGATAGCAGAATTAATCACGTGTGAACCACGCGATTCTACTACATGAGATAGATTTCTTTTGGGAAAAGACTCATTAATTTCATCTAATATGGATCTTGACTGCTTTTTCATAATATAAATGTACCTTCTTTATATATTTATAATTATATAAAGATAATTTTAACAGGTACTAATCCTCGCTGTCAAATGCTGATTTTTTGCTTTTAAGCAAATCTCTTAATTTTGCTACTTCTTCTACTTTTTCAACTACTTGAGCACCTTCAGATTTATTGCTTACTGTACTTGTTCTTTTCTTTATATTATCTAATACGTTTGATGAAGATGTAGCTACTGTATCTTCAATTTCACTATCATCAAGATCAGTAATTTTCAAGTTATCAACATCAAATGCTAAATCAATTTTTGATCCAACACCACCAGATGATCTTGTTTTAATTAACTGTAACTGATATCTTCCACGTTCACGCATTGCTCTTGATGTAAAGATACCAATAACATTGTCCGCTGTTTGTATTTTGCTTAAACCACCTGCAATATGCGATTGATCAAACTCTATTTCTTCAATACTTGTTCTGTTTAACTGCGATGCTGTTGCTAGTGGAACTTCAAGCTCTACTGCTAAATTTCTTAGTTCTTCTGCAACATACTTGTCTTTAATGTATAAGTCACTTGGCGCAATTCTTTTTGATATTGGCATTAACAAATCTAAATAGTCAACACAAATACAATCAACTTTAATGTTTGTCTGTACTGTATATTCTCTAATATATGTTCTTAAATCATTTGCATTAACTCCACTTGGCAAATATTTAACTTGTAACTTACCTGCTTTTTTACCTACCATTCTAACTTGTAAGTCAACATCATCAATCTTTTTAAATATATCACCTGTTGGAATATCAGTTGTCATAGAATCAATTCTCATTGCTGATAGTTCTTCACTCAATTCAAAAGTAAAATATACAACATTAAGTCCTGTCATTACCCAATTCAATGCCAAGTTTTGCAAGAATAAAGATTTACCTGCACCGGATTGTCCTGCAAATATATTCAATTCACCTTTGTTAAATCCACCATACAGTTTTTTGTCTAATCCTTTCCAGCCTGTGCTTATTGTTCCATTATTATCTTTAAGTGCTAACAATCTTGCTTTGGGATCTAAAAAATATTCTGTACCTAAATCTCTTGTCAATCCAATGCGTACTGCATTTTTGATCTTTTCTTCTACAACACCATAATCACCTTGTTCTAATAAATCAGTTGAATCAATAATTGCTATCTCTAATGCTTTGTGTCTACAAAATGTTTCATATTCTTTCATGAACCATTCTTTATGCCTGTCATCTATATCTGGAACTTTGTTTAGTTCAACACCAGTTTCTGCTTTAATTTGTTCTACTGTTGGAACTGCATTATGCTCTCTAGAATGATCCCAAATAAATTTAATTGCTGGCGCCAAGTTTTTTACAAAGAATTTTGTTCTTGTAATATTGGCTACTCTTACATAAAGTGATGGATCAGTAATCATAAACTCAATAAAGAGTTTCTGTAAGTCTGCTGAATAGTCTTTTACTTTTTCTTTATATTGTGCCATAGTTCACCATTATAACTTATTTTTTATCATTTCGCAAGTATTTCCATGATGTAGGAAATTCTCTTTCGGTTAACTCATCAATCAAGTCTGCTACTACTCTTGTTTCAGCTTGGGTGTCATCTGCACATCTCAAGTTGCAAACTCTGGCAAAGGCATATAACGTTCCACTCCAATACCATTCTGTCATCATATTTTGTGGTAATACCATTCTTGCCATCTCTGGAGCAATATTGGCTTCAAGCATTCTATCATATGTATCACAAGCATGACCAATTAATTCTGATACATCAAATTCAATTGCTTCATTACTACTACCTTGTTTTTTATCTTCAGCTTTTAATCTCCAGTTATCTGGAATAAAAAATTCTGGATCATCATCAACATACCTTCTTGATACTTCATTCCAAGCTAACCCAACTTGATGTTTTACTAACTGTCTTGCTACAAATACAGGAGCCTTTATTCTGAATTGCAAAGTGCAATGTGCAAAAGGTGACCAATGTTCATGTGTTGCAAGATACTTAATTAATCTTTCATCTTTATCTTGTAATAATCCGGGTGTTTTACCCGATGGTGTAATTGTATCCCATTCTGACTCTTTTGCAAACGACACTCTAGCGGCATTTACTACTGTCAAATCCGAACCCATTTTATCAACGAGTGATACTTGCATTTGTTTCTACTCCTCTATTTCCTTGAAATAAGTCTAGTATCTGTAAAATT